TCTGCGGCTGCAGGGCCTGCCACAGCGCCGGGTAGCCGGTGTTGACGCAGTAGGGGGCCTGCGAATACGTCGCCGTGGCCAGCGGGACGACTTGGTTGAGGGTCTGGCTGGCCTGGCCGTTGTACCACATCACCGGGGCGTTGGTGAGGCCCCGGTTCAGCCGCCCCGCGTTCAGCCCACCCGCCGCGGCGTTCCAGCCCATGATCTGGCTGAGGTACCCCAGGTACTGGCCCATCTGCGCCTGGGTCGGCTGCGAGGATGTGCCGCCGGCGGTGACGCCGATCTCAAAGACGCCGAACGGCAGCGGCGGCGGCGTCCCCGTCTTGCCGGGGCCATAGGTGGGGTTGTCGGCGATGGCCATGATCGACCCGGCGCCGTCGATCCGGATGCCACTCAGGTAGGTGTCGCAGTAGTAGTCCACGGCGACGACGTCGAGGAACTGCGCGCCGGGGAAGTAGGTAGACCACTCGCTCGGGGTGTGTGACGCGGCGTCATACGTCAGCTGGAACCCGGCGGCGTTCGCCGCCGCATGGAACCCGCCGACCCCCGTCCCGTTCGGGTCGAACCGGTACAGGGCCTGAAACTCCGGGCCGGTCGGGTTGGTGGGCGTCTTACCCTGGTTCTGCGGCTCCTGCCACAGCACGATGTAGCCGGTCAGGCCGTTGGCCTGGAACATGTTCACCATCGTGGTGAACGAGGCCAGGTCGGCGGTCATGGTGGAGGTGGAGGCGTAGTTCGGCTTGACGCAGACGACCGCCTTGATGCCGAGGTTGGCGGCGGCGGTGGTCTGGTAGTCCATCGCGGTGGGGAACTGCGACAGGTTGAAGTAGAGGATCTTGCACGACTGGGCGGTGGTGCCGGTCTGCGAATCCCACAGGGCCCACGCCTGCGGCTGGTTGGTGACGCCGCTGCCGGTCCAGACGCCGTTCTGGTAGTCGCAGTACGCCCCGACCGGCCCAGCCGTCGCCACCATGCCTCAGCGCCTTCCCTTTGGCTAAGACAGGCCCGCGTACATGGTGTAGTTGATGTTCGCGGTCAGCCCGGACAGCGCCGTGGTCACTGCGGGCGGCGTTGCCGAGTACCCGGTGGACACCGTCCCGCACAGCGTCGGCGCCACACCCACCAGTGCCGAGCCCATCGGCGTGCAGGTCAGCAGTGTCGGCGCCGTCCCGGCGGTGATGTTGACCCCGATGTAGTACAGACCCGTGTAGGTCGTGGTGTACGCCGTGCCGAGGTTGTAGGTGTAGGCGGTGTTCGTGGAGCCCCAGCCCGTCTGGTTTCCCGTCGCCCCGCGCACCACGAGCCCCGAGTCGCAGATCGCGTACCACCCGTTGGTCACGCCGGAAGCCGCCGTGCCCTTGGTTGCCATCGTGATCTGCGACACCGTCAGGTACTGCGGCAGGGAAATCCCCACCACGGCCAGGACGCCCGAGGTGAGCGCCTGCGACCCGGCGGAGAAGATCCGCGGGAACGTCTCAGCGGCGACACCGCCCGGCGCGGTCCACTGGTTCTGCCCGGTCCCCGCCAGGCCCATGCCACCTGCGGTGACAACCTGCTTGACGGTGAACCCGGCCGCGTGCGCCACCGGGGTCGTGCCTTCCGCGCCGCGGGTCACCGTCCATGTCAGCCCGGAGATGTTTGTCACCAGGATGACCTCGGACGCCAAGGCCGGGTCGGAGACGTGGAATTGGGTCGGCTGCGTGGCGCTGCTGTTCGCTGACGGGAACGAACCCGACGAGGCCACCGTCCACGATTCCGAGGTCCCCGGCGCGGGCGCGTCGGTGCCGCCCGAGTTGACCTGAGTCTGCGGGATGTCCGCGTACGTCTCAATGGCCGCCAAGAAGTGCCTCCGCAAATGCTCGGAAAAAAAGGGGGGTGGTGTATTTACCGGGCGGCCGTTTAGGTGAGCTTCCCCGGCGGCTGCGGAACCGTCAGGCCCGTCGCGCGGCCGGAGTTGCGGATCTGCCACTGGAGCATCTGCGTCTGGATGCCCTTCCAAAGCTGCCGGCCATCCAGGTTCACGCTGATATGGGAATGCACCTCGGAGGCGCCCTGGTTCCCGAAGCCGCCCGCCGGCGGCCCCGCCGCGGCCTGCGGGGCGCCGATCAGTTGCGCAGTCTGGTCGTGCGGCAGAATGACCCCCGCCTGGCTGGGGACGAACAGTTCCTCCCCCGCCTCGCCGACGGTGTAAGGGACACCGGGGAAGACGGGGCCGCCGTGCTGCCGGTGGACGGTGGAGGTGACGGTGACCATGTTCGTGGTCAGCGTGACCGTCTTGGATTGCAGCGCGGCCATCGCCGACTGCAGCCCGCGGACTTCCCCGGCGGCCGTCATTGCCGAGGCCCCCACGGTCCGGATCGCGCCGCTCATACTGTTAAGCGGCCCCTGGGCACTACCGGCCGCCGACGAGGTAGTGCGGATCTCGTTGTTGACCGTGCCCAGGCTGCCCCGGGTGGCATTCGACGCCGACCCCAGTGCCTGGACCTTCGCAGTTGCCTGGCTGGTGTTCGAGGTAAGGCCGGACGCCGACGCTGCCGCGGTCCTGGTCTGCGAGGAAAGCCCCTGGGTAGCGTTCGCCGCTTCCCCGGCACGGGCGACCACGTCGCTCAGGGCGGCATGGGTGTCCTGAAGTTTCCCGGAGAAGTTGCTCGCATCACTTCCGGCGCCCTTGAGGGCCGAACCGTAGGCGCCCATCGCCGCAGTGTTGCTGTTCATCACCGGCGTGGCCTTGGCTTCGGCGGTGGTGACGAAGTCCTGGGCCTTGGAGATGCCATTCAGGTCATTCTGGAGTTGCTGCGGCCCGGCGTTGTTCCGCAGGTCGTTGGCCCACTTGGTGTACGCCTGAGACAGCCCGCTGGCCCCGACGATTGCCTTGGCCATCGCCGAGTCCAGTTGCGTCCCGACCGTCACCGACAGGTTCCGGGCCACGGTGTTCAGGTTCGCCATGTTGGCGATGGCCCGCCCCATGCCCGCGGTGGCCATGTTCTGCGCGGCCTTGCCGGTGATTCCGAACTGACTGGCGAGAGTCCTGAGGTTGTGGGTGGCCGGATCGCCCATTTCCTGCGCGAGCTGCGACACGATCGCCAGAGCCGTCCGGTTGTGCGCCGCGAACGGCAGCAGCGCCCCGCCGACCGCCTGGATCTCCCTGGTGTACTGCGCCTGGGTGACGACCCCTTCGGCCATGCCGGTGCGGAAGGTGTCCAGCACCGAGTTGCCCTGCTGTACCGCCGCGTCGAACTGCTGCCAGCTTTGCTGTGCGTGCGGCCCGATCCCCTGCAGGGTGTAGCCCATCTTCGCGGCGGTCTTAGAAATCGTGTCGATCGCCCCGGCGATGGTCTGACTGCTGGACACCGTGTCATTGCCCATGGCGTGCAGCCCGGCGTTGAATTGCATGATCGTGTTCATGCCGCCAGTGGTGCCGGCGACGAACGCGTCCATGGCCTGGTTGACCGTGCCCACCTTGGAGGCGGCAAGCTGGGACTGGATGCCGACCGCGTTCATGTCGGCGCCGATCTCAGACGCCGGGGCCTGCATCGCCCCGAGGCCCGCCTTCAGGTTGTTGATCATCTGGACGGCGATCGCGCCCTGCTGCGTCCCCCTCAGCAGCCCCTGCGTCAGATTCACCCCGGCGGCGCCCGCCAGGGCCAGTGCACCCACCGCAGTGGTGTGGAACTGGCCGCCAAGGAAGGACAGGTTGTGGCTGAACGTGCTGGTGGTGCCGACCAGGGACGCTTCCTCGATGCGCAGCCGGGAAATATTGGACGCGGCCTGCTCGGAGGGCCCGATCCACTTCAGCAGCGTGCTCGCCACCCCGGGGATGCCGCCGCTGACATCCAGTACGGCGCGGGTGACATCGCCCAGAAAGCCTGTCTGTGTGCCCAGGTTGAACAATCCCTGGGCGGCGTTACCGAGAGGCCCGGGGAGTTTCTGCAGCCCCACCACCATGTTGCCCAGCACGCCACCCGTGGTCTGGACGGACCACGAGTAGGAGTGCAGGATCGCTTCCTGCTGGGCCATCTTCGTGCTGGCCGCCGCGAACGCGGCCCCGATCTTGCCGACAACCTGCAGGTCACTAGCACTGGAGATGGCCTGGTTGGTGGAAGCGATCCACTGCTGGGTGGAGTTCTTCACCCGTGACAGCATCAGCACCAGCCCGGCAATGGCGGCGATCCCGGCAGTCACCCCGGCGACCATGGCGGGGCTTGCCGCCTCGGCAAACGCCGCCGTTTCGGCACCGGCCGTCTGAAGGGCGCCCCCAAGCCGGGTAAGAACCCCCTCCTCGGCCCCCAGTCCCGCGACGAACGAGCCCACTGAAGTCAGTGCCTGCGCGGCGCCGCTGGCGAGGGCCAGGAAGGCCGCCCCGAACCGGATGATGAACCCGCCGCTCCCGGCAATGCTGTTCAGCAGCCCGAACTGGCCGGTCAGCCGTGCGAGCACGGACAGGGCCAGGCCACCCCACCGGAACAGTTCTTCCATGCCCATGGCGAAGGTCAGCAGCGGCCCCGTCCGGGAAGCCCATTCGATGACCGACGACAGCCCTTCCGCGACCCCCAGAAGGGCGTGCGCCAGCCCGGGCATGGCGCTGGCGAAATTCAAAAGGGCATGGCCAAGGTTTCCGAAGATCTCCCCGAATTGCCTCAGGTCGGTGAGCATCCCGGCGAGCAGGCCCTGGATCTGCTGCCCCATTCCCTGCTTCAAGTCGACCGTAATCCGGGCGGCGAACTCGTCAAACATGTGGACCACCTGCAGGCCCACGTTCGCGAGGCTGGAAAAACCCTGCTTCGCGTCATTAAGCGCGGAGCCGAGGATTTCGTAAACCCCGGGATTGGCTTGATTCTGCGCCTTCTGGAGCGCGTCCCCCAGGCCGAGCACAGTCCCCACGGTCTGGTGCATTGCACTGTAAGTAGACTCGGTGGCCGCATACAGGGCGGAGAAGTGCTGATAGGCGTTCTGTGCTCCCTGGGCGGCCACCGCCAGCCCAGCACCCAGGGCTACCGCGGCGGGAACGGCGACGGCGAGGAACTCGGCGCTTCCGGCGACGATCCAGTGCAAGGCGGCGGCGGTCAGCCGCAGCCAGCCGATCTGAATTGCCCAGCCATTGCTAGCGTTGTTGGCCGCAGCGGCCGTGTCCGTGACGGTTCTGCCGACGATCCTGTTTGCCGAGATAACACCGCCACTGACTTCCCAGTTTCGGAGTTCCTCAACATTGAGGGCCTGAAGGGCTTCCCGGTAGGAGTCCGTGGCCCGGGTTATGGGGTCTATTCCGGCGTAGACTTCCTGATAACCTTGCCGCAGGCGCTCGAAGGCTACGTCGGCTTCATCGGCACTGTGCGCCTGAATGAAGAGATCCTGCTCCAGGTTCTGCATTGAGGCGTGGAGGCGATCGTTCATAAACGCTTCGAAGTCAGCCGCCACCGCAGATATCTCACGGCCGAACGCCTCGGCGCCAGCCCGGGCGGCGTCTTGGTCCGCCGCCTCCTGTGTCCAGGCGACCGCCAGATCGCGAACAGCGCTCGTGGCGGCCTCGGCCTGGGTGGCGATTCCCCCGACGCCGGAATCGCCGGCGTTGCCGACGGTATTCACCGCGATGGTGACGACCTTGCCGTCAAGCTGGGCGATCTTGTCGATCAGTGCCTGAACGGCAGCCTCGGCCAGCTCAGCGCTCGCGATGAGCTGACTCATGCTGTCGATGAACGGCCGTACATCGGCAATGAACCGCTGGGTCACATCAGGCAGGTCGGGAATGGCAGTTCACCCCCGCCGGGCCGTCGTCTTATTCGCCGGGCAGGACTATCGCCGCGAACGCCGCCGCCGCGGCGCGGCTCAGCGAGCCGTTGGCGATGGTTTCGGCGACCGCCCGCCGCATGTAGGGCCGCTCGGGGATGGTCACCGTTTCTTTGAGCCACCCGCGGCGTTTCACCGCAGCCGGGCCGATGTAGTCGATCCACAGCCACATGTACGGGCCGCGGACCGCGTGATGCACTCCCCCGTATTCCTGGGTGGCGGCGTAAATAACATTGGGGTTGACCCAGGATTCCCCGATGCCGCCGCCGCCGACCGGGCCACCCATCGTCACCGACCCGCGCAGCGACCCGTGCACTCCCCCGGGCATCACCGCCGGCGGCGCACCCGGCGCGGCCGGGGTCTGGGTGACCGGCGGGTGGGACCCGGATTCGACCAGGGTCACGTCCACCAGGTGGCCTTTATAGGTTTTCCCGATCACCCCGGCGACCGGGACGGCGGCGGTTTCGGCGCGGGCCCGGATCGCCTCATACAAGCCGGGCACGGCAGCGAAATCCACGGC